GTCGATCGCCGGGGCATCCACCTCCGGCGCTGCCACGATGTCGAGCATGGGCCCCAGGCCATCGCCCAGGGGTGCATCGAGGGATGCGTGGGAGAGGGCATGGCCCCCTCGTTCGTGGGCGCGGCGGGAGACTCGAACGAGCCGAACCCGATCGCGCAGGTAGTGGGCCAGGTGGCCCCGGACGTGGGCCCGGATGAAGGGGGCAGGATCGCGGCCCGGCTCGCAGCGGGGGAGGGCCAGCAGTGCGGCCATGGCGGCTTCCTGCCGGACATCGGCGGCCTCCACGAGGGAGCGGTAGCGGCGAGCGAAGGCGCGAGCAACCTGAACGGCTGCGGTGAGCGCGTTGGCTTGTGCGGGGGAGGGGGTGAGCATGGGTGCGTGGAAGCTCTCCCGACTATAGGGCATCAGGGGCAGAGCTTCGTCCCCGTTGTGATGGGAGGAAGTGTTCCAGTAGTTACGAGTTGGCGAAATGCCGCCGCCTGTTTTGCCCCTGCGGCTTCCCCTGCGGCTTCCCCTGCGGCTGCCCTTGCGGCTTCCCATGCGGCTTCCCATGCGGCTGCCCTTGCGGCTGCCCTTGCGGCTTCCCTTGCGGCTGCCCTTGCGGCTTCCCCTGCGGCTGCCAACTCAACAGCCGAAGTATTGCCATTGGCGAAAGACTCCGCTACGTCAAGCGCCGCAATGCTTCGCTCATCATCCATTAAATGCTGCACTTGCCTGGCACACCATACGGCATACCTTCGCCACTCTGCGGCATACTGTGGTTCCGCTATGCAACACCAGAGCGCATCATTTAGCCCCACAGCATCAAGAATGGCTGCATAGGAAATGGGTTCATCGTCTGGCTTTTTTTTCCCAGCGGCTGCTAGCCCTTTATTCATGCCAGAGGCGCATGGATCGCAGGCTGCAATCCTGTTCAGCGTTGTAGTTAGTGGAAACGTCATTGGCGGATGGTGATGGTGCGGGGTTGGTGAAGCGGTTGGCCTGGGCGGCCTTGGCCTTGCGGCGCCTGGCCAAGCTCATTGGCGATGGCGAGGAGTTTCAGTGTGTCGGCCTGGGACTCGCACATCCAAGCCGCTCGGCAAAGGACAACGGCGGCCGTGCTGCGACATGCAGACAGCCCATCTTGGCTGCTAAAGAATTGCTCTTGTGCAGCGACCAGGATCGCATGTGCGGCTGGGGAGATTTTAGGTATTAGCGGATCCTTCGTCTTTCTTGGTGAGTTCAAACTGCTGGGCCAGGTGCGAGTGAGCCGGGTTTTGTGAGGGGCTAGAGATACATCTGCTCCTCGCAAAGCGGTCCAGCTGCCTCTTCCATTGGGAATATAGCTTATGAGACAACTTCGCGGCATCCTCTTCCATCGCTGGGCAGCTCTGAGTTCGCAGCGCTTCGGCGATGATGCCAAGCTCAAAGGATGTTAGTCCCAGGATGTTGAAGGTCCACTCCTTATCGCGGGAGAAGGGCATGAAGTCGAGTTTCACGGAGTGTTTGATTGCGATGGATTGTTGTCGCGTGGAGTCGAGCCTTGCCTGGCCTTGCGCCGCTTGATCGAGGCCCAGACCCATTCGTAGTGCTGCCGCTTCCCCTCGGGCGTGTCAGTGATCCAGCAGCGGGAGCAGAGGCCGCCGTGCTTATCGGAGAGGACTCGCTTCCCGCAGTGGGGGCACGTTGGAACCGGGGGCAGCTTGCCGGCCTTTCGCAGGCGCGAGCGCTTATAGGAATCGCCGCTCACGGCATGATCCCCTTGTCGGGATGGAGCAGTTCAAGGGGGCCCCAGGAGATCAAACAGTTAGGGCGCATCTTGAACAGCTCCCAGTTGGTGAAAGGAATTGGGATGGTCCAGCGACGGCCGCCGCGGCGAACAGTGCGGCGATCAGCAAGGCAGAGCATGGGGTGAGATCGAGGGGACAGATCGGGGGAGGGGATGCCCTCCCCCATGGTGGGCTCAGGCGCGGCAGAGGTCGAGGGCCAGGCCTTCGGCGCGGCGGATCACGATGGATCCCCTGCCGAAGTGAGCGGATGCGTGGTGAATGGTCGGGGGATCCCCGATGCACACAGTATAGGGCATCAGGGGCGGATCGGCAAGGCGGCGGAGGTAGACTGCGGGTATCCCGCTCTGGCTTGTCGCAATGCTTCACACTGATGCAGACTGCCTCCATTCCATGCTGAGCAAGCTGCAGAGGGTGGAAATCCCGGCGGAAGGAGTTGGGGGAGAGGGCGGCCGGATCCTGCGCGAGAGGCTGATAGAGAGCCGGATCCTTTACAACACGCTGTACGCGCAGCAGCCAGTCGGGGACATGGGCTGAGGTGCTGCTACCGCTCTGATCGCTCCGGGCCGCGCTTCTCCAGGCAGCGCTGGAGGTGGGCGAGCGTAGATGGCTGCCGGGCGATGTAGTCGGACCATTCAGCCCAGGCCTCCTCGTCGGTCTGCAGCTCGTCAGGCTCCAGGAAGTCGGGGCAGGATGCCGTGCCATCGCGGGAGGGGCAGAAGACGCTGCAGAGCCAGAAGCAGAGCGTGTGGAGGATGGAAGTCATGGCTCAGTCCGGGTAGCGCTCGCCGGGCAGCAGGGGCCCGAAGGCGATCCGGTTGGCGGCGGCGATTGCGTGATCGAGCCGGGCGAAGCGGTGGTGCTGGCCATGGCCGTTGCTGGCAACGCCTAGGACGACGTACTCGGCCAAAGCCTGGCTGTAGGAGATGGTGGACCGGCCGCCCTGGGCGCCCTCGCGGACGCGGCGGGCGCCGTGCTTGAGATCGTCGGAGGTGGGGTTAAGCATGAGGGGGGGGATCCGTGGGGATCAGCGGGGAAGCAATGGCACGAGGCCGGGGTAGGCGCGACGTACCCATGTTGAGGCCAAAGCCGATTCAGCCCTGGCCTGTCGATGCGCCTGAAGCCGGGCGGGAGTATCGGGGGGCAGGGTTTCGCGTCGGGTCTGGGCTTCGTGCCGGCGACGGCGGGCCATCTGCTCCAGGTGGAGGAAGTCGTCTTTCGTGAGGATGCGGGGCTCGGTCATGGGAGGGGATGCGTGGGGATCAGTCGCGGTCGCTGGTGGCGGTGCGAGTCAGGACCATGCCCTCGTAGACGGGGCGTATGGTGAAGCCTGGGAGGCCTTCGATGAAAGGCTGAGCCTGTTCGTAGGTGGCAAAGACGCCGGAGCAGAGGCGGCCGGAGCGGTCGCTGACGATGCCGTAGCCGGTGCTGCGGACGCTGACGGGAAGGGGTGCGCTCATGGCTGGATGTGGGTGCGTAGGAACGAGGTGCCGGATGGGCTCCGGCGGGCCAGGGGAATCAGAAGGTGGTGATCTTGTCGAAGGCGATTGCCAGCGCTTCCTCGCGGATCTTGCCGATGTTCACCGGGCGGCCGTCGAGGCGATAGCTGAGGGTGCGGCAGTAGCCGGCAGGGGCTTTCTTCTGGTAGGCGGCACGACCGGCGGCGGTCAGGATGCGGAGCGCTTCGGAAACGTGGAGAACGGGAGCGGTCATGGCTGGAGGATGCGTGGGGGTCGAGGTTTTCCCCGATGCCCAAACTATAGGGCACAGGGGGCAGGGCGGCAACCGGGGCAGTAACAATCGGTCACATGCCGGCAGAAGCCCAGGGCCTCCGCCAGAAGCCATAGACGATCCGATCGCCATCGCGGCAGGGGTCGTGCGTGTCATGCACCACCCCATCTACTACGGCGACGTAATGCCGGCTGACCCGGCAGATCAGCCGACCCATGGGCAGCTCGCCTTCTGCTAGATGGACAGTCTCGGGGCTCCCGATGAGCTTGGTCGGGGTCCAGAGCAGGCCCATGGCAGCGGCAGCTTTTCGGAAGGTCGGCACCCATACCCCGGTGCGGGGATGGCTGCGATCCTTCGCGCTGCGCCTCTCGCGCAGGCTCAGTTCAAGGAGTAGCTCGTAGCACTCCATGTAGGGGTGCTTCGATGCGATGGCCAGGGCGCGGCAGGCACAGTCGCCTGTCTTGCCCTTGAAGCCGGCAGCAGCCCGGCCTCCATCGCTGGGGACAAACGGCAGAGGTGTTCGCATCATGCCCTCGGTGCGCTCAGGAGGTAGGGGCGGATTTCGGCACACCATCGAGCGCGAGCCTGGATCCAGGTATCCCCCCAGATGTCGGCGCCATTCTCCATGTCAGGAGGCAGCCATTCGTAGTTGGTGAGGATGCCAACCCCTTCCACTCCGTCAGCGGCACCTTTGAGGATGCTGTGGATGAAGGGTTGGGCCTCAAAGCCTGCATAGTCTTTTGGTGTCATGTCAAGCGGATGCGTGAAACAGAGGTGGTTTTCCTCCTCTGCTCACACTATAGCGCACCGGGGGCAGGTGTCAAGCGCAGCCGGCTAACGCCCTCGCGGGGCGGATGACCGCGGCGGGCCGGCGACGGCGCAGCCGGGCCCTCCCCTGCGGGGCCGCCATGACGGCATGGGCCTGGAGCAGCCGCAGCAGCCCAGGGGGAATCTCCCCCGCCATGAGGTCGGCAGAGGTGATGGCCAGGAAGCCGAGGTCTACGTTCGACAGATCGGGGAACTCTTCCCGGATCGAGGGGAACCGGATGATGGGAGGCATGAGAAGGGCCGCGACATTGTGAGAAGGAAATGGCGGCCGGTTCAGGTATCCGACCTAATGCGGAAAGGATACAGCAAATCCTGGAAAGCACAGCTCTATGTGATCGGCGCTGCATTGCGGAGGGGTTGCCTGGGGTGTAGGCTCGTTGGGTACAGGGCCTGGAGTCATGGCAGACGTTCGATTGGTGGAACTCCTTCTGGAGATCCGCGCACTCGCGGGCGATCTGCCGGCGATGAAGGCTGATCTGGCAACCGTCCTCCAACAGGTTCAAGCAATGACCGTCGCTTTCGACACTCTCAAGTCCGTTTTTGAGTACCTGCTCGCCGAGCGGACGCTTCTCAAGGAGCAGCTCGCGGCCGCACTGGGCAATGATGCCGCCGACGCCGCGAAGCTCGCGGCAGCAGAGGAAGCCCTGGCCGCCGCCGGCCTCAAGGTGACCGAACTCCAGGCCCTGGCCGACACCGACACCGCGGAGGACCAGGCTCTGCTGGATCTGGTCAAGCCGATCACCGACGAGATTGCAGCGCAGACCCCTCCCGAGGAACCCGCGATCGTCTGAAAGCCCATTGCCGACTTCTGGGCCTGGCTCTCGTTACTGCTCGGCTCCTGATCGCTCCAGCCCCCGCCGACCAGCGGGGGTTTTTGCGGGGTGGGGTTGCGCTCCGGCTCCCGATGCCCTATAATTCTGGTGTCGGGGAACCCCCGAAGCCCCACGTATCCGAGACACTGAGCACGTGAACTACGATGACTTTCTTGATAAAAAGACTCACGCAGGCGCCGCCCATGGCTTTGATCCGATCTGGCTCCCGCCGCAACTATTCCCGTTTCAAGTCTCCCTAGTTACCTGGGCAATCCAGAAAGGTCGAGCCGCCATCTTCGCTGATTGCGGGCTCGGCAAGACTGCCATGCAGCTCACATGGGCTGAAAACGTGGTACGCCACACCGGTAAGCCCGTCCTGATTCTTACCCCTCTGGCCGTAGCTGCTCAGACCATCCGCGAGGGTGAAAAGTTCGGCATTGAATGCCACCGTTCATCCGATGGCACCATCCCCGGCCGGATTGTCATCACCAACTACGAACGGCTGGAACACTTCAACCCTGCCGACTTCGCCGGGGTGGTCTGCGATGAATCCAGCATCCTCAAGTCATTCGACGGAGCACGACGGAACGAGATCACCGACTTTATGAGGAAGGTTCCCTACCGATTGCTGGCCACTGCCACTGCGGCACCAAACGACTTCATCGAACTGGGCACCAGCTCCGAAGCTCTCGGCTACATGGGCTATATGGACATGCTCGCCAGGTTCTTCAAGAACGACCAGATGAACCTCACCAGCCGTCGTATGTACGGAGAGGCGCCGAAGTGGCGTTTCAAGGGACACGCCGAGCAACCCTTCTGGCGATGGGTAACAAGCTGGGCCCGAGCTTGCCGCCAACCCTCAGACCTTGGCTTTGCCGATGGGCAGTTCATCCTTCCCCCTCTCCATGAGGTGGATCACCTGATAGAAACAAACACAGTCCCCGAGGGGATGCTGTTTGCCCTGCCGGCAACTGATCTCCGGGAACAGCGGGCAGAAAAGAAGCGCACCGTCCGTGAGCGCTGCGAGCAGGTGGCCGCCATGGTCACAAGCACCGGCAAGCCGGCTCTTGTCTGGTGCCACCTCAACGAGGAAGGGAACCTGCTAGAGAAACTGATCCCTGACTCGATTCAGGTATCTGGCTCCGATCGTGACGACCTCAAGGAAAAGAGATTGATCGACTTTGCAGAAGGCCGCTCCCGAGTGCTGATCACAAAGCCCAAGATCGGCGCATGGGGACTTAACTTCCAACGGTGCAGCCACATCACCTACTTCCCTTCCCACAGCTTTGAGCAGTACTACCAATCCGTTAGGCGCTGCTGGCGGTTCGGGCAGGAGAACCCCGTCACCGTTGACATCATCCTCACCGAAGGCGAGCGGCGCATCATGGAAAACCTCCAGCGCAAGCGTGAACAGGCTGAACGCATGTTTGCCAGCCTTGTCGCCGAAATGAATCATTCGCTGGGAATCCAGCGCAAGACCTACGACACCACCACCATCACCGTTCCATCATGGCTGTCATCACCGACCATTACGCCATCTACAACGGCGACTGCATCGAGGTCATGCGCGACCTCCCAACCGAGAGTATCCACTTCTCGATCTACAGCCCCCCGTTCGCTGGTCTCTACGTCTACAGCTCCAACGAGCGGGACATAAGCAACTGCCGTGACTACGACCAGTTCATGGACCATTACGGATTTGTGGTCTCAGAACTGCATCGACTGACCCTACCAGGACGCCTCACCGCTGTTCACTGCACCGACATCCCGAGTGGCAACAGCGGGCAGGATTCCCTGATGGACCTGCCAGGCAAGATCATTGCCCTGCATGAGTCCAACGGCTGGCACTATGTAGCCCGACACACGATCTGGAAGGAGCCCCTCTGGGTTCGGAACCGGACCATGGTCAAAAACCTGGCCCATAAAACCATCGTGGACGATGCCGCCTATGCGGGCGTTGCCTCAGCCGACTACCTTCTGATGTTCCGCCGCAGCGGCACCAACCCCATTCCCATTGCCAATCCGACCGGCCTTGACCACTACGCCGGGGAATGCCCGATCCCTCAGGAACTTCACCGATACAAGGGTTGGAAGGGCAAGCAGACTGAGAACAGGTTCAGTCATTGGATCTGGCGCCGTTATGCCTCCTCGATCTGGGACGACATCAACATGGGCCGCGTGCTGCCGTTTCGTGACGGCAAGGATCCCGACGATGAAAAGCACGTTCACCCCTTGCAGCTTGACGTGATCGACCGCGCCATCTGTCTGCGGTCCAATCCTGGCGAAATCGTGCTCACCCCCTTCATGGGCGTCGGCAGCGAGGTCTACGGCGCCGTGCAGCTTGGCCGGCGCGGTATTGGCATCGAGTTGAAGGAGTCTTACTACAAGCAGGCAATCAAGAATATGGAGATTGCTGTAGAAGACACCAGATCGCCAGACCAAACCGTTCTGGCAGGCCTGAGCGGATATGATTCCACCATGGGCTAGATCATCTCTCCGCAATGCGGACACGTTCTGCCGGCATTCTCGGATTCCTGCGTCGTGTCCGCCATTCCTCCCGATGTCGGATCCCCGTCGCTATCACCTTCTTCGGTTGACGTCAGTGTTAATTCCTGGAGTTCCTCTGTAGTGAAGTAGGCGTCCAGGTCGCTCACTTCCGCCAGTGCTGACAACACCTTGGGATCCCACTCCAGGTTCAGCTCCGCCACGCGGTTGTCGGCCACGGCCAGCTCGCGGGCTTTCGGATCGTCGAGGGAGAGATCGGTCCTTCGCACGGCGATCAGCTCCGACCCATCCGTGTCGATGAACCGGACCTTCTGGGCGACGCCCTGCTCCCCCGCCTTCTCGGCCGTCTTGTTCCCGGCGATGATCCGGTTGTCGCGGTCTACGAGGATGGATCGGCCGAGGCCGAGGCGCTTCAGGCTGGACTCCAGGGCGCCCATGCCGCGGGGTGTCCCCTGGTTGGCGTTCTGGTCATCGAAGCGGAGCTCGGTCAGGGATCCCGTCTCGCCGGGAGGGTTGGGCATGGATCAGGGGCAGCGACAGCATCCAGGTTATCTCCATGCGGCTTCCCGGTCGACATGTGCTATGCTGAGCAAGCTCGGGGAGGGATCCCTGGGCAGCTCCCTGTCTTGGCAGGTTGCGTGGCGCTGGCCCCTCGTTCGCTTCGGCGGGCGGGGGGCTGGTTGCTGAAGGGGGATGGAACAGTAGGACGGAGCGACCAGCTCCCTACCTCTGAGGCTTTTCCTGCCATGGCTCTGAACGCCGATTTCGTCGAGGGCGTCGCTCTCACCAATTTCAAGGCCCTTGCCGAGATGGGGGCGATCAACGCTCTCGGCCACAGCAAAAGGCTTGACATCATCGCAGAAACCGCTCTGGTGACTGCGCTGGATCGCCTGAACACCACCGACGTCCCCGAAGGCCTGGGCCTCAGCGCTGCACAGCGCGGGGATCTCTCCAAGGTCACCGCCGAACTCGGCGGCACCATCGCTGCACTCCAGCAACTGATGAAGGGCGCGGGTAACACCCCTCCGGTCACTCCCTGAGGATGAAGGTCGATGGCGCCCTTCTCCATGAGGGGCGCCATTCCCTGGAAACGGCATAGCACCACCACCCATTCCCTGACATGGCCTTCAACCCGGATTTCGCCGAGGGCGTAGCTCTCACCAACTTCAAGGCTCTAGCCGAGATGGGGGCCATCAATGCCCTGGGTCACTCCAAGCGGCTCGACATCATCGCGGAGACTAGCTTGGTCACTGCCCTGGATCACCTGACCACTACCTCTGTCCCCGAAGGCCTCGGCCTCTCTGCCGCGCAAGGCGGCGACCTGTCGAAGGTCATGGCCGAGCTGGGCGGCGTGACTGCGGCTCTCCAGCAGTACGTCAAAGGCGCAGGCGCGACTCCCCCGGTAACGGTCTGAGATGGCAGCCCCCAGGCCCGCACGGCGCCGCAATGGCGTCGTGCAGGGCGGCAGATCCGGGGCGGCCAGCAGGCCTACCATGGCGGCACTACCCCAACCCATCGCCATGTCTTCCGAGGGGCCTCCCGCGCCGCTGCCGATCGCCAGCCCGCCGCCACCCGAGGCGACGCAGGAAGCCCTGGCCGCCGTGCTTTCCTCTCTGGAGAAGATCCAGGGAATGCTCAGCAAGGAGCGGGAAGATCCGATCCGGGCCCTTACCGTCGAGGCCCTCCATCGCCGGCTCGCGGCAGATTCGCCGACGCTCGCCGACATGATGAGCGCTACGCAGATCGAGGCTGTCAACGCGGCAGCTCCCGGCATTCTGCAGCAGCAGGAAAGCGAAGCGGCCGAGCCGGAGGCTACAGGGATCAACCCGGCGACGATCAGCGCGGACGAGATCCATGCCATGTTCGCAAAGCACATGGAATCCCTGGTCGCTCGTTGTACGGCAGAGATGAACAGCCTGACCGCTCAGCGCGACCAGGCGCTTTCGCTCATCATGGAGCGCGAGCGGAGCAAACAGTCCGACCTACAGGCTCGCTTCGCTGCGCTCATCCAAGAAGCCTCCCAACTCGCACCCCCACAATGACGTCCCAGGATCTCGCCCCGATCGTTCAAGCCGCGGCCTTCGGCATCGTCTCCGCCCTGGTTACGGATGAGGGGATCAACCGCACGAAGCGGATCCCAGCGAACACCCTGATCCAGCTTCTCGGGAGGCTCCTGCGGCCTCGCATCCGCTGGTAGGAATGCTGCACCTGATCGGCTTTCCGCTGCCGCATGATTGGCGCGAAAGCATCCTGCGTCTGGCGCAAGAGCATGGCCGGCACGTCCTGGTCAGGGGCCGAGGCCCCGGCTCACTGGAACCCGAGGAAACGGCGGGGCTTGACTACCGGGTAGTCAGCGGAGAAGCGATCGAGGGCAGCGGGAGCTGGCTCAACAGCTTCTACGTGGACATGATTCCGCTGCTGCGAGATCGCCTTGATTGTTGGATTCTCCCGCGAGTGAATGTCGCGGGGAGGATCAACATGAACACACTGTCGGGCCCTGGGGGGAGATACGAATGGCACACGGATCAGAACTCCCATACGGTCATCCTGTTCCTTGACACGCTGGGAGACGGCGACGGAGGGGAGCTGGCAATCCGGCCGGAGGGGGGACCAGAGATGCTGTATCGACCAGTCGAGGGGGAGATTGTCGCATTCGCAGGGGGGACGATTCCTCATGCCGTGATGCCCCTGCGTCGACGCATCACCCGCACGACGCTGTTGCTCAGCTACACCACCGACGAGCATGTAGATGAGCCGGCTTCGGCCTATCTCTACGAAGGGGCCTCGCGGCAGGCACCCTGAGCCAGGCGAACAGCAAGAAGGCCCAGCTTGCGCCGGGCCCTTTGGTCTTGCCCACAAACCCGTGGCGTCAACGTTACTCCGGCTGTGGGTTCCGGCGTCGCACACGGTCTGCCAATCGTATCACAGGGGCAGGGGGATCTGCCCGTTCGCGGCAATGAGGGCAGCCTTGCGAGCCACGGCCAGCCTCTCGTGGGCGAGGTCTACCAGTTCTTGAACAATCGGCGGCCTGGGCAGATCGGACCAGACCTCATCATCAGGATGAAGATCGAGGATCCCCCGCACCGGGTCGAACATGGCAAGGAGTTGATCGTCGCTCAGCTCTGCCGCGGAAACGATCCATTCCGCGTCGTCGATGGTGACGGCATCCTTGGCGTCTCGCTCGTCAGGGGCCCAGGCGAGGGTCTCAAAGGTGGCGATCCCGTCGACGCGCCAGAGGCGCATGGGAGGCGCCGTAGCGGGCAGGAGCTGGCCGTAGGCCCCGCTCTCCCATCGCTCGGCCTCGCGCTCACTCAGCGGCATGGCGGAGCTCCAGGGGGTCAACCTTGACGTAGAGCCAGCAGGGGACGCGAGCGGTGATGCAGTCCACCCATTCCAGCTCGTCGCCCTCGCGGACTTCAAGCCGGGTGTTCAACTTGGCGACATCGAGGGCCTCCTGCCAGGCCATGGAATCGAGGGCTTCGCCTGCGGCTTCGCGCTCGTCTTGCTCTCGGAGGTGGGCGGCCAGGGAGGCCTCTACTGGGTCAATCATGGGAGGGATGCGTGGGGATGGATGGTGGGGAGGGGTCACCTCCCCGGCAGATCAGCCTGCGAGGATCTGCAGCACCTCCGGCTGATTGGCGTTGAGCCAGCGGGGAACGTCGTTCGTCGAGATGCCGAGGCCGGCAACCCTCGTGATGAGAGCGCTCATCGCCGCGGGCTCCGCCTTGTGGAGGGCAACGGCCATCGTGCCGCCGATGCGGCAAGAGCCATCAGCCCAGAGGATCGCCTGAGCGGCAAAAGCCAATTCCTGGAAGGCATCATGGCGGCCCGTGCCGCGGGCTTCGCGCATCAGGTAGGCCATGCCATCGAGGGTTGCTGTAGCCATGGAAGCCTCCGGGGGAGGGGGTGGTTGCGGGATTGCTCCCCCTCCGTGATCCAACTATAGGGCACAGGGGGCAGGATGACAACCCTCAGGGCTCGTCGCCCGGCTCATCGCCGGCCAGGGCCCAGGCTGCGGGATCGTCTGAGTCATCGGGATCTTCCTCGGCTCCTTCCGGCATGGCGGCGACCGCCGTTTGATCGGGATGCGCTCCGTCCAGCGGAGGCAGCACCTCAGGCTCCGTGATGGGCGGCTCCGGCTCCGGCTGATCGTCGGCCTCGCGCAGCGCTGCGCCCATGTCGTTCCATTTCTTCACCTTGGCCTCGGTGATGACCCCGGTCGCCAATGCCTGCAGCGCCTCATCCTTCAACTCGCCCAGGAACCGGGCATCGGGGCCGCCGGCCAGTTGGATCAGGGCACGGCGACCATCGTTCGTGACTCCCAGTTGCTGCAGCCGGGCGCTCACCCTGGACTGGAGGATGTCGCGGGGATGCTGCTCTGCCGGGGGCCTCGGGGCGGCTGGCGTCTCGTCATGCACCACCGTCGCCTGGGCCATTTCCTCCCGCGTGTAGAGGCCGCTCAGCTCGGCGGGGAAGGCCTTCCGCAGCGCCAGGCTCTCGGAGCATTTCCCGAGCTGGCCCGCAGGCCGCGAAGCCCACATGCTCGTCACGCCTCCGCCGCGCTTTTTCTGGACGTACTCGCGGTAGAGGGCAACAGCAGTGAATCCGCGAGTCGACCCCTTCTTCCAGACCGTCGTCATGGCCGCGGCGGGCGGCTGGTCCCACAGCCAGGCCTCATGCCAAACCCCGTCGAGGCCGCACCATCGCGTCTCCGATCCGTCTAGCTGGCCGGTGCGATCGGCGATCAGGCGGAACCCGTCGATGCTCGTCTGAGGGCTGGCAACTTCGCGGCCGAGGGCATCATCCCAGCGGCGAATCATGTAAATCTGTCGAGCGAACGGGCTCAGCCCTGTTTGCCGGCACACCAGCATGAAGAGACGAAGCTCGGCGTCGGTGCAGCCCTTGGCGATCGTGTCCTTGAGCAGATCGACATCCTCTCTGGTCCAGCCCTCGGGCAGGGCCAGCGCACCGCCGGCCTGGGTGGCGAGGGCGCCATTGGTCGTGGCCAGGGCGGGGGCAGGGGCTGGCGCTGGCGCTGCTGCAGGCGTGGCCGGCTGCGGGGATCCTGCTGCGGCGGCAGGTTGCCGCTTGACTGGGCGTGGGGCCATGGGGGGCGTTGCGTGGGGGCCTCGCCATAATAAGGCACAACCGAAAAAGCGCGACCTTTTGCATAACAGAGCCTAGGATCGCCAGGCCCAGCGCCTCGCCCTATGGCCGTCCTCATCCACGATGCCACCGACGCCCGGAACCTCGTCCTTCGATCCGAGCTGCTCCAGACCCTGGGGCACCTCCAGCGCCTGGCCGAGCTGGTCGAAGAGATCGCCGACCACCGACTCCCCGCCAAGGGAGAAACGCTCCACCACTGCCGCGCCATGAACACGGCGATCGTGAAGCTCCGCCTCCAGCTCCAGTGGGAGCATCCTCTGCAGCGGGCGTTCCGCGGGGAACTCAACGCCCAGAAGCGGAGACGGCAGGAACCATGACGAAGCGCTCCAGGGCGGCAACGGCTGATCCTGGGCCCCAGACAAGGAAATCCCCCTGAGAGTTTCTACCCTCTCAGGGGGACATGAATCTACTCCGACATCAGCATACCCCATGCCAAGCACAGATCAACCGCAGGAAGCGCAGATCACCAGGACAGCTTTTGCCCAGGTTCCTATCCAGCTCCTGGAGCAATGCTCGGATCGCAGCCTGCGCGGACACCTTTTTGTTTATCTCTGGCTCTGGCATTACGCAGGCATCGCGGACCAGGCATTCCCCAGTGTTCCCAGGCTCGCGGCCGAGTGCCACATGAAGCCCGACGACGTTCGCAAGGCACTCAAATGGCTCGGCAGGGAGGGATGGATCAAGCGCATCGACCGTCCCGGCCACACCACCCTCTTCCATGTCCGCACCGAGAAATCACCTCGCCGCTCCGCCTCGCCCAAGAGCGCACCCCTCCCCCGGAAGGGGGATACCCCTTCAG